TAAACACCCTCTCGCAATATTTGATTTAGTTTTTTCATTAATCGTTTACTTTCGCTCCAGCTCTCCATTGATAACAAGACCAATATCTCGCCATAGTTTTTGGTCCTGGATCAGCGCAATTGAATCTTGCTCTAAATGACTTTCTTCTAGCTGGGTTATCTCTCTTAATTGATAGACCAGTTGTATCACCAAATGATACTTTCTTAACCTTGTCGCCATCTTTTACATACACATAAAACTTTTTAGAACCACCTCTAACTGGGTCGTTTAATTTTACTGTCTTACCTTGATACTCTGCCTCTTGTAAAGGCTCACTTTCGTGTTCGAATATTACTTCTTCACACTGGATATCATAATCTTCAAATTGTTTAAATGTCTTTGTCATTAATTACTCCATCCTTTTGGCATTGTAAAGTTAGCTCTACTGAATTCCATTCTATCAACTAACTTGATTGCTCCTGCTACTTTATCTACTGCTACATATCCTTCTGGACTTGTTACCTTGTAACCTGTAGAAGTTTTTAAAAAATGTCCTATGCTTTGTATCTCACTCATCTTCTTAATCAAAAAGTCTTTCGCATTTTGTAAAGTAACGTGAGAGGCAACAGCCATTACTAAAGCATTCTTATTTCTATCTATAAATTTTAAATTTGTTGCTAGTATATCTTTATACTTTTGTTTTCCTTTATCTGACTTCTTACTATCAATCTCTGCTTGTAGAATATTGATATAGTAATCTCTAAACATATCTACTAAAGTTCTAACTTTCGCCATATGACCTTGTGATCCTCTTATGTGATGATTGAAGAAAGTTTTTAATCTAAACCCTACACCTAAACCATCAGCAGAAGACTTACTCATTTCATCTAACAAAGGTGCTGCCTTTGATAATGAACCTTCAGCCATTCTTAATTTTGCGTTGAATTGTGCTAGTTCGTTTCTTGTAAGTTTCGCAGAACCAGATACATCTCTGTAACCAGCACTCGCTAGAAATACATTAGTTGCTCTACCTCTAACTGTTCCAAATCCAGCAGTCATACTATCTAAAGTCTTACCTGTATATTTTGTGTGAAAAACAATTCCCATTCTTGCTCTACTAATCTGTCTGCCTACAGCAGATGAAGATTGAACAGCATATGTAATTGTGTTAGGTGTAAATGAAATCATATCTTCTCCATCTAAACTAATCTTTTTTAAATCTGATGGTGCGAAAAGAAAGTCACCTTGTAATACACCAGTGATACCTAGACGTTTTAATTCTTTTAATGCTATTTGAAGTTTAGACGCTAATTCGCCAGAGTGATTTTTACTTATATCTGAGTTAGTGTAATTTACTTTAGGATTTTTATTGAATACTGATTTTGTGCCGACAAAGAATTTGCCATTTTCTGGATTAATACCACAGATGATAGCTGGAGCGCCATCCCATTTAACTGTCATATTAACTTTTTTATTTGAAGAACCAGCGAGCATATCTCTCACCGATCTTAAAAAGTTTAACGCATTCTGACCACCCTTTGTACCACGATTTATTATATCGTCTTCTAGGTGTTCTAAATGTGTATTTCTATCTTGTGTTGTAAATCCTTTAAAACTAAACATTTCTCTCTCATTTTATCCATAAGTCTATTCACGGTTTCCATATAAATCAATCTTGTTTATTATATTTATAAGACTAAACTCTTGTCCATAGGAATTTAGGTACGCCACCATTGGTTTGCCATGTTTTATGTTTGTTTTGAAACTTAACTAATTTATGGGCGTCTTCTTCAAAGAAGCACTCGCTTATGACGTTCTTTGTTGGTCTTTCAATGACTTGCCATATAATGTCTTTATCTCTCTTTACCATCTTCTTTGTATAAGATAGATTAGGTTGTTCATTATTAGGTCGTCTATCGCCTTTGTGAAATTTTACTTTTTGTTTTTTTGCCATATTATTTAAAATCTGAAAACTTTTCATACGTTTGTTCAGGTGATGGGTAGTCTTCTTTTTGTTCTAACGCTTTACCACCTACTATATTTTGTGATGAATTGTCTGTATCATATAATCTCATCTTGGCTTTATCAACACCTATGATAAATGATCTATTAATACCAGGGTCATTATATCTATTCTTTAATTGTTTTACTTTCATTTGACCTAGACCTTCTAGTTCTTCGTTTGACATAAGAGCAAACATAAAGTCAGCAGTTGCTGGTAGACCAAATGATTCTGATGTATCTTCTAAACCAATATCTGTACTTACAAACCCTGTTCTTGTTGTTTGTGTTGCACTAAAGATTGGAACATCATGTTCAACAGCAAGACCTCTTAATTCTTCAGCGATTGCTTTGATATAAAAATAAGATGATATGTTACCACCTTTAAACCTTGCACTAGCACAAATGTTTAAATAATCAATGAAGATCACTTGTGGTTTAAAACTTTTCTTTAACGCTAGTTCATTTATCAATGCTTTGAAATGACCACTATGAGCTGACGCAGTAGGATACTCTTTAATGACTAATCTACCATTTGTCTTATCTTCTAATTTTTTAACTTTACTATCATACAAGTCTTTTGGCATACTTCTAATATCGTCCATTGATATATCAAATAGATTTGCGTCTATTCTTTCAGCGATACGTTCTTCAGCCATCTCTAGTGTGATGTATAATACATTAAGACCTTGTGTTAAGAATGCTGACGCAGCATGACACATAAACAATGACTTACCAACACCAGTACCAGCCAATGCGATATTCAAAGTCTTACTTGGTATACCACCTTTTGTAATTCTATTGAAGTAAGATAAATCAAATGGATATCTTTTTTCTTTAGTATGGTACCAATCAAATCTTTCTTGTGCGTCTTCTATGTAATCGTGGCCAACATGTTTATCAAAACTTACACCTAATGCATCACTTAATAAACTAGGTAATGACTCTGGTGTTCTTGTTTTATCTTTACCTTCTAAAATTGTAATACCTTCTAATACAGCATTGTGAACAGCTCTATCTTTACAAAACTTTTCTGTTGTATCTGTTAACCATTTTAAATCTGTTTCTTCTTCTTTGATACTAGCAACTAATTCTTTTGTGCTCTTATATTCTTCTTCGTTTAAATCTTTTCTATTATTAAGTTCAATTAAGATAGCTTCTTTTGTAGGAAGATTATTATATGTGTGTATAAATGTATTTATTTCTCTGAACAATATTTTTTCTTCACGTTTAGTAAAGTAACTTTCTTTAAGAAATGGAATAGTCTTTCTTGTAAATAGTTCATTAAAGAACAAATTGTTTATTATGGTATTCTCTATTCTATCGTTCATGCGTAGTGTAAATAACTTCCTATTATGTATTTTGGTTCTTTAATTGGTTTATGGCCTATATGTTTATGTGTCCATAATGGTGGAAACATTAGTAAACTACCTGCCTTTGGTTGTATCATTGTATCATATTCTGGGAAGCTTGTCAACCCTCCCTCGTTGTCATTTAGATATAAAAAGAATACTAAAAACCTTTTAGCACTAGCATAATCCATAACATCAACATGCTCTTTAAATTCATCTTTATCGTTTACTTCATACTTCTTAAATCTAATTTGTTCCCAACCGAATCTCTCTGGCCAGTTATGAGTAATCTTAAATCTTTCAGCATATCTATCAATGTATGGTCTTAATGTAGTGTATATTATTTTTTCATACTCTTTCCAATCTTCATATGCGTTTATATTAATTTCAGTAAATGATCTATGGTCTTTTAGTTCTGTCTTTTGCCATTGTACTCTACTGTCTTCAAACTTATCAATAAGGTGTGTGCATTGTTCTTTAGATAATACATTATCATATGTTACTATAAAATTATTTTTCATATTCAGCCTTACCCTCTTTTAATTGTTGATCTACTATTTCAACAAGTATATCACCAATGTAGTTTCTAAAGTCTGCAGATAATATATCTTCCTTATTAGGATTTGTCATAATGTCATATGTAAATCTTAATGGTATATCACCACTATCTAATTTTTCTGTTTCAAACGCTACCTTGTTATACTTGTAAATGATACCTTCGTATTGTCCATCTAAAAGTTTTACACAACTAAAATCGTCACCTTCCTTTTGAGCAAAGGCGTATCTTTTAATTGGTGTCTTCTTCGTCTGATCCGTAGAGGAATTTTCTTTTTGCTGTTTCATCTATTTTGTCTAATACTTCTTTTGTAAAATATTTTTCAGGATTGTCGTTGATATTTTTACCAAAAACTTTAGAACCATCTGGCATTTCATATCTTGTAGATACTTTCTTAAAGATACCAGCTTCTTCACCGAGTTCTATAAGACCATAATATTTGTCTAAACCTGTTTTGTAAGTAAGTTTGACATCTATCATTGCGTTCTCTTTTGTTAACCTAGATTTAAAATTTTTACAATGTATAATATTTCCAACAACCTCAGTGCCTTCTTTGTCTTTTCTTTTACTGAGATAGATGATTGATGAGGCTGCGTATTTTAAACCACTCCCGCCGCCCATTTCTTTTTGAGGGAACATTGAACCTATGACATCATACGTGTGGTTAGTCATAATCATTGGTATATTTGCTCTACCAAGTTTCAATGTTAATACTCTAAATGTTGATTTGACTATTTGTGATCTAGTCATATCTCTTGTTTCTTTACCTGCGGCAGTATCTTCCATTTCTTTTGTAGTAGATAACATACCTAAACTGTCAAGTACAAACATCAAAGGTTTTCTAGTCTTCTCTGTTTGTTCAATATATTTGTCTAATATTTTGATTGACTGGTTTCTAAATTCTTGTACTGTGGCAACTGGCACGATAACCATTCTTTTAGAATCAATACCTCTAGCCTCAATCATTTGTTTTGAAATAGCACTTTCTGATTCAAAGTAGATAATACCTGCTTCAGGATCCTTAT